CCCGTTAGCAGACGCAAGAAGCGTAGCAGTTCATTCTGGTAACGGTCGTTGTGCGTTACGATGTCATGTAGCTTGTCGTCGTCATAGCGTATGCCTTGCAACATGGCAGTCAGATACGGCACAACACTAGCGTTAACTTGACAGATGCTATCGACGGCTTTAAAGTTCTTGGCAGTCTCATCTATTTGCGGCTTGAGTAACGCTAGACTGATGACATCCTTTGCGTTGTACTCATAAAGCTGTTGCTGTTGGCTAGCATTCTTAGGCTCGAACACGCCCTCGTTCTTGTGATAGGGCTGATCTGTGTACAGTGCTAGGCAATGGCCGAGAGACTTCTCAACCTCTGGAAAGAGCCGGTGGTGTGCTAGCATGGTATCGTATACGCTGGGCGGTGCAGGGATGCCGTACTTGTACGCGAGGACGAAGAGATCAAAGAGGGCGTTGTGGATGACTACGGTGTTGTCGCGGAATGCTATAGCTAAGGCGCGTAAGATACGTGCTGTGTCTTCGTAATAATAACCTGCCCAAGGTGACGTTACCATAGGCACACACCACGCACGCTCTGCATCAAACGAGAAACCAAAGCAAGTCATCTCTAGCTCACGGTTAGTTTCTACGTCAAAGTAAAGTGTCTTGCCTTTCGCAGATGCAAGCAGCTTGATAACTTCATCAGCGCGGGGCCATAAGATATGCTCGGCAACGGTTATAACGGGCGGCACTTTGAGATACGCTACAGCTTTCTTGACATCTCGCCCAAGCCAGAACTTACGATTGGGCCGTCGCGTCTTGCCGTGCCATCCCTTGTCATCGCCGCCCTTCCCATCTCCTACATCGTTCGGGTTGAAGTATGCCATGCGGTCAACGGCTTCTTGTGGTTCGTACGTTGCTACGTACGTAACGCCGTCTTCTACAAATGGGCAGCCACGTTGTTCGTCTATCGTAACTCCGCGCTTGAACATATCAAGGGCATCTTGTCCTAGCAGCAGTACAACTTTCGTACCTTCGCGTATGTTAACTTCGCCCTTGTCGAGGGCATCGGCTAGCACAACGTCAACCGCCTGTCGAGGGATGGGCTGGAGTGCGTTGTAGAATATTTGCCCAGCGTAGCCGCTGAGTAGTTGTGCGCGGTCAAAGCGGGACGGCTTGCCCAGCACAACAGTTAAATCCCTGTACGGCAACTGTGCTAACGTATGTCTTATTGTTTCTGGCATCTCCTTTAAAAAAACACTAGGCTAGTCACGGACAACCAACCGCATAAAAAACCACAAACCAATAGAAACAGTTTACCTAGCCTAGCTAAAAACTCTAACGCACAGGCGATCAATGCAGGTGAAGGCTACCTTAGAAGTGTGAGCCGCTGAGGCATGAACCACCCGGTTGCATCTTAATAGCAATCCCGTACCTGTACGTTAGATAAATTCAAAGACAAGACGTAGTGGCGATCAATGAGGAGTGAAATACCTAACAGACTCCCGCAGCATCTTAATAGCCGCTGTGTACCACTACGTTCCACATATAGTCTAGAAGCGTTCTGACTATAACGTATGCTCTTCGTTCAACCGCAACACTCGCTTCAAGCGGTAGTTATTGTTCATGACAGGATCGCCGTCACCATTGAGGACAGGCGAGCCATCCTCTGTTTTCTGTGCTTGCTGCTCAGTCTCTATCGTAACGTCAGCAGCCAGACCACTGTACTGGTCTACGTCAGGGTCTTCGTCGTCGAACTCTGGAGAGAGTTCTAACGCCTTGTGCAAACCCTTGATACGGCGCATGGTTATATCCTTAGCCTTCTCGCTAAACGACAGATAGTCACGGAACTGCAAACCTGCAATTCGTATGAGCTTGCCGTCGTTGTCTTCAACTGCTTCAGGAGCTACTACCTCCCACTGCATTACTATCATAGGCGCACCGGCCTTGCTTTGCGTAAACTCGGCACTAAGTATTCTTGCCGCATACGTGTCCTTCTTCAGATAGGGTCTTACGCTATCTACGATCTCATCTAAGTTGATGATTGCCATATTATGTATTTATGTTTATGTTAGGGAGTGTCTTGTTTGGATTCTTCTGGGGCCGCACTCCTATTGCCATCAGGAGAAGTCATTTGAGTTAGCATATATACTAACTTGTCTTCAGTTACAATTTGAAACAACCTAGCTGCATCAGAATATTTGATCTTTAGCTTTGTTGCTATGTTCTTAATCTGCATATTAGCGGCTTCTGCTAATGATACAGTCATCTCTGCGTACTCTTTTTGAGTATCATTCATTTTAGTATCGCTCATGTAAGTAGTCTGTTAAGTCATCGATTGTTGTTATGTTAGCGTCTGCTGATGCTTGCTTTAGCTTTAGCAGCTTAGATTTCATATTATCTTGGTATCCGCTACGTGGTTTTTTGAACTTCTTCAACAGCTTGTCGATCAGTTCGTCAATGTATAGTCCGTCTGTTGGCCATTTCATTTGTCGTAATAGTTTTTTGCAGCCTCTATGACTGCGTTAATGTCGTTGTCTATGTATGCTTCATCAAACATACCCATCGGAGTCTTAGCGGAGGTGATACCGTCGCTGTTAGTCTGGAAGACGTAGCGTGTGTTACCATCTTTGTCGCGCCTGACTTCTGTGAACAGTACCATAAGGAACTCTTTCTCTACGCAACCTGCGTGTTGCTTGCCTTGCACCTTAATGCGGCGCACGTTAGACGTGCTACCGCTGGGCTGTACTAGCTCCACTATCTCATCAATTGCTGTGAATATCACAACAGCATGATCGTTCTTAACCTTGTCTAGCATAGTACGAATCTCTTTATTGTAGTAGTTCCATATATCAAAGCCTTTGAAAGACTTATCTGCTAGTGTGTGAAGTATCTCAACGTACTTCGTGAACGACTCAATAACTATAACCTCGCAACTTTCGTCTGCTAGGGCAGTCTTCAGCGCAGCATCGAACTCTGTAGTATGTGAGCAGGATGCTACGTATGGGAACTTCTTGGGAAAGGGCATACCCTTACGCTCAAGATCTATTATGTATGTTTTCTCTGGTGGTAGATTGCGTAGCGACGTGGACTTACCCGTGCCGCTACCACCTACGATACCTATTATTGCTTTGCTCATTTGTCGTGTATGGTTTGTGCTACGGCAACAACAGAGTCATCGAGGACTTTTAGGCGTTCATTTATTTCCGCTATGTTGTCACTCATCCTATCCATAGAAAACATAATGTTACCTACGTTACCGTTATTCTTTCCTGTTTCACTATCCCCAAGCGTGTGGCTTAGAGTGTATCCTATATCTTTTATAGCATCTACTATTGCTAATACTTGTTCATCTTTCATTGTTCTTGTTTTGCTATCGTTCGTTTTAGTTGTAGTATGAGAGCGTCTTGCTCTTTTATTTTTGCTTTAAGCACCTGTATGTAGTGCCAAAGATCTATTACTTCTTCCTCCGCGTTATCTACAAGTTGCCTTGAAGTCATAAGCCACATTCCTTTTGTACCATCAGGATTGTGTTCTGCTATGCCAGCGTTGAACTTGCGCGGTGCAAGTATTTTAAACTCACGTAAAGCTGCGTCGCGTATCTCTTGGTCTGTCATTTTTGAAAGTTTAGTGGATCGTAGGTGTTCGTTGTGGAGAAGAGCGAGCCTATGATAGTCTCACGATCATCTGCACGTGGCGTGGTGCATACAGGCGAGAAGTTACACTCGCCAAATTTTGTCTGGCAGCAAGTGAAGTTAGGCAGGAAGACATCTTCTGCGTAAGCGCCCTCATCTAACACACGCCGCAAGCCGCTCATGAAGAACTGTGCTGTCTCTCGTAAGTGATTCTCGAACTCTGTTAGCACATGATCGGGGAACGTAATGATTGTTGAGCGTCGAAACTTGCTCTTGCCGCTACGTGATATGAAGATGCCATTGATAACTACGCCTCTGCTTTCGTCAGGAAACAGGTGCTTGTATATCATAGTGTACATCATCATCTGTGGGGAGTTTTGGTAGCCTTCAAGATACTTCTCGACTTGCATGAGTGCTGTAGTCTTGTGATCTACTAGCACAGGTATGCCGTTGAATCTACCTATCATGTCTATCGTACCGCACAACACAACGTCAATACGCTCACCATCTGTGTCGTATGGTATAGCAAAGCGTTGTTCTAACAATGGGCCTTCTTCGCCCATGTCTGGCTTGAAGCCGTCCAGCTTTTCGTACGCCATGAAATACTGCTGTAACGTAGCAGCCAGATGTCCTATGTCACGGAAGTCATTGTCTGGTACGTAGATGTCTGGCTGTTCGTAATGTTCGATAGCTACGGCAAGAGCTTTCTTAGTATTGCCCGTTGTGTAGTATTCTTGCAGCGCCTTGTGAAACGCTGTGCCGTACTCCATCTTGTGTGACTTCGTATCATAAGTTAAACCTCTGCCGCCCATGTACCACAAGCGCCGTGGACAGGCGCTCTGACTGTAGAGCGATGCGTCTATCTTAATTATGTAACGACCGTCATTTGTTTTGTGCAAGGTTGTAGTCACTTTAAGTTTGGTGGTAATAAATCTGCGCCTTCATCTAGTTCTACGTTATGCAGGTCAGCTAGCTCGCGCATCTGCTCTTCTAACGTACGCTTCTCTCTAACTGATATGGATGTCTTACGCTTACGTTTTGGCCCTTTAACTACCTTCACGTTGTCGTCTAATGGTGGCTGGCAGACGATAAGATATGGTTTGAAATGTTCCAACAACTCATCGTCTGCCATAGCCTCTAGCGATGTAACATCGCAGTTAAGTAGTTCTTCTATTGTCACCGTCGTTGTCTAGTGTATCGTAAGTAGAATATTATAAATGCCCCTATGTATAGCAAGGGGCCGATTGAATCTGCTTCCATGTTAACGTATCATACGAAGTCCTGTGTCTGAGAAAATAACTTCTGCGTCAGGTGCTTGGGTAGCTATCGTATCATGTACCCATTGCTTATCTGCTTCTGTTATACCTATATCCTCACGTGAGAATAGCTCACCGTCTTGTGCAGACTGTAGCCATGTGAGTATGTCGTGCCGCCACTTTATGCTATCACTTGTGGCAACTTTTAACGTGCGCCCGTCTAACGTCTTCTGCCGCACGGTACGTATCGCTTCCTTGAAGTATATAAGAACACCTTCAGTTAGCTTACGCATGGATATTTGTGTACGCAAGTAGCGGTAGTCTGTGTTACGTTCGCTCTTGTCGTTGTGCATGAGCCATAGTAGTCCGTCATTCAGCTTAACGTATAATGTACCAGCGCTGTAGCCTGTGTCGGCGCACGGCACAAACACATCTTTTGTTTCGTCTAAGAGTTTGTCTATGATGGGCCGTATCATCTCTGCGCTGTTCTCATTATAGCTGCTACGGTTTGCTTTAGGCTTGGCCGTAACTTCTGAACGTTTTAACTTACCTACTACGATGTCAATGTCATCTGTCATGTTAACGGTGTTATCGTAAAAGATGCAAAAGTAAGGTAGGCCATTGCTAGCCTACCTTACAATGCACTTGCTATCCTATGCAGCTTCTAAAAGCTCTTGCATCTTGGTTAGCAACTCAGCGCCCTTGACGTTATCGTTAGCCTTGAACGCTTCCTTCGCCATCTTGAATAGCGCAGTAGGCGTAAGCTCACGCTGGTCAGGTCGCCACTTATCGACATCCTCCTGCGAGAATAGCAAACCATCGACGTGCTTATCTGTCAGGCGTTGCTGTGATGCAGTCAGATCTTCACCGCTCAAGCCTTTTGGTAAAGAGTTCTTTACCTTAGCGCGAATGCGGCTAGCGAACTGCTGATTCACTAACGATAGGATGTTGTCTTCTCCGATAGAATCAACGGCTTCCGCTGTGCTATCGAACTGCTTCACGGTAAACTTGAATCCCTTCCAGTCACCGTCCTTGTACTCTTGTTCTATGTATTGTGCCATAGGTATTATGTTATGTTATGTTAGGCTCCAACTTATCTTCTAAAGCCCCCGATTGGGGCCGGACATCTTATATAAAGCAGGAATCGTGCCAGATTTGTTATCTTTTGTATTTTTTATTTTCTAGCACATGAAGTCAGCCGGGTAGCTGTTCTAGAACTTCATATCGTAACATTAGTTGTTCTAGCTCACGGTAATTGCCGTTCATAGGGTCGTTGTTAACGTACGTTAGGAACTTTTCTTTGTGATCGCTTGGTATCTTATGCCAGAGCGGATGTGTTACAAGAAAATGCTCCGCATCGTGGCGACGTTCTGATAGCGAAGTGATGTGTAGGCGGAACGCTGCCAGACGGTAGTATAAATCGTCACGGAACTTACCTTCTGCGATGAGTTTGTTTATAGGTTTGCAGGTTGCTGCTACGATACGGCAGTTTGTGTTGCGCGTTACATTATCTCCTATAGGACGGTACGTTCCGAACTGTACGAGGCGTAGTATCTTAGCTTGTAAGTCTAGCGGCATATCACCTACCTCATCAAGGAATAGCGTACCGTTCTTAGCGACATCTACCAAGCCTTTGCGGTCACGAATCGCACCTGTGAAGCTACCCTTTATGTGGCCGAATAGCTCAGACTCGAAGAGCGTGTTTGTTACGGCTGTTGTGTTTACGGTAACTATATCTTTTAGCTGCGTGCCGTGCAGCAGGCTAGCTATTATCTCCTTACCTGTGCCGGTAGCGCCTGTGATAAGCACGGGTTCACTACGAAACGACAACGTGATAGTGTTCTTTAACAACTGCTTCATGTAGTCGTCGATGGTACGGTAGGCAGCTAGGCGTTTGTTAAGCCTATTAACTTCTGTGCTGGTAGCCATTAGTATTTCCTTCGTTGTCTGCGAACAGCAGCGTAGATAGGTTCGACTATCTTACGCACCCAGCCATTGTACCTATGCACCGGCCCCTTGTCAAGCAGTATGCGCTCATCGTAGTGTGTCTTTAGCATAGCCTCCCAACCTTCACTCAGCTTAACTGTAACGTATGCAGGCTCGTTCGTGAAGATAACTTCGCGCTCATTGTATGGCTGTGCTGCGTGTGTGCGAGGGGCAAGCAACGCTATCTGAGGGCAGCTCTCGCTATTGTAGGCGCTTGGCTTACGCGATCTCGCAAGACTGCTATCGCTAAACCGTTGCTTTAGACTGTTATCCATCAGCCACGCTAAGTCCTCCTTTATTGTTGTTTTATTTATCATGATACTGTTATCCATTCGCTAGAGTCTATGACTCTGTTATCGTCGTGTGTGCCGTAGTATTGTTCGTGGTTACGTTGCCAGATGCGTTCACGTTTGCCTAGCTCCGTTAGCAAGCCGTTCAAACGCTCACGTGTGGTAGTTGTAGGCCAACCTGCTAGCGTGATGCGTAGCCCTTTAGCACTAGTGTTCTCTGCTATTAGGTTGCCATGTAGCCACATCCGTTGGCTATGCACAGTTGTGCTGTATCGTTCAAGTATAGCAAGAATTTCTTCTTTTGTTCTGCCATCAAACTTGATATGATACTCGCTGACCGTAACGAACGTGTTGTCTCTGCGAAACCTCCGCTCTTCTATGAAAGCGCGAGCAGCTAGTCTAGTTATTTTTCTCATGATATGT